TATTTGTAACGACTTAATCTTTCTTCTTCTATTGCAAATACAATTTCGCCGTCTTTTAGTAGACAAACACCTGCATTATGCCCTCTAGCAATTCCTGCAATGTATCCTGTTTTTCTCATTATTGTTTTCCTAAAGTATCTTTAATTTGTTTTACAATTTTTTTCTTAGTGTCGTCACTTAGTTTCATTAAATTTTCGTTATGTCTATCAATTCTAATATCTATTACAACTCTTAGAGGAGAATATATTCTCTCGCCTAAACCGTTGTCTATAATTTTTAGTGTGGTACTTTCCGGATATGAAATGTTTTCAGGAAATGTACTACCTATAACTACTGTTCCAGGTTTTTTAAGAGCATGAACAATGTGTTGTCCTACTGAATCGCAACCTAAGAAATAATCCGCCGCATTAATAATTGCAGTCCATTGTAATAAACTTACTTCTTCCGGAAACATTACATTTAAGTTTCGTTCTGTTGGTATCTTCATACTACTCATTAGTATAACAGCATAATCTTTATTCAATTCTTCAAGTAGGTCTACAATATCATCTACTTCAAATGACCTACCGCTTTCATCAACAATTACTCCGCCGTGTATTGTAGCAGTAGATCCAAATGGTTGGAATATTATTACTTTATCTTTTTTGAAATGTCTTTTTGCTTCTGCTACTAGCTCTTCACCTGTTGCAATATCTTTTTTTCCTATAAAGAGTTCATTGTATACTTTAGTTTCTGGAACTGTTTCGGGCGGATAATCATAGTTAATTAACATATCAAAGGCTTGAACTAGGTTGGCTCTTTGTGTAAAATAAGCATTAAGTTTGTAAGGTTCGGGTGTAATGATTTCTCTATCTTTTAATTTTTCAAAAAGGTTAGGATCATTAGCAGGAAATGTATTGTTTACTAATATTTTACTAGTCAGATATAAATCAATCCAGCCCTCTACAATAATAGGTGCTGTTGGATCAATATTTTTTAAATGATATTCAAGTGCTGGAATCGCACAGAGTACACGACCGGCACCACCATTGATAAAGAATGCTTTTTTCATTAATATTATAACCTTTGCTTATGCTGTTGTTATAATATTTATTGTGTTGCGAAAAGCCTAATTAATAATGTGGTTTAGTTTACACCGTTTGGAAGCATACCAATAGCATCAACATCGTCATCACTTCTATCAGCAATCATTGTAACAGTTACATCCGGATCATTAAAGTTTGGATCAACACCGTCATCAGGTGACATTGGAAATCTAACCAAATATCCTGGAACATCTGCCCAGTCAGTTGGCATATCTCTTAGTTTCTGTCTATAATCTTTCCACGCCTGTTTCAATGAGTCTGGCATATCTTCTGCTATTTTACCATCGCTCATAGCCAATCTATGGTTTCTTTCCTGTCTTAAGAAATCCCAACCTTCAACTGCTGCTGCTCTATTCTGCGGAGCCCACTGTAGTGGTGCTTTATAATCTGGATATAATGCATATTCGTTATAAACTTCACAAACATGCGTAGGATCAGGAACAATAGCGTTTGGTTGATTACTAGGACCAACTTGTACTTCATATACCTTTGGTTCTTGTACACCACCCCACAATAAAGCAATTTTTATTGTGTTGTCATTAGTGTCTGCTCTAAGAATTTCTCTTCTTATGTTTAATGGAAGAGGGCAATCAGGCTCTTCTTCCGGAGAATGACATTGCTCTAAGTATCCTGTTTCTTTATCAACCCATAATATAATATGGTCAGGCCCGTTGTATTCCTGCGTACTTGTTTTACCCAAATCAGTTGTATTAGAATACATATAATCTGGTATAGCGTATGTTAGTGTCTTTGTAATATTTGCCATTATGTTTTGCTCCTTAACTATATGTTACTCTTACTAAACCACCAGCACCAAATGAACCCCAACAAGCATTACGTGAACCAGTACCATGTCCTGCTCCACCGCCTCCTGGAAATGCTGCGTGTGCCGAGCAACAAGCCAAGTTACCTGTACACCAGTGTTTACCACCTACTCCGTGTGGTGCTGCAAATGGACCTGAAGGACCACCTGCTACTGAGAAGTAATCAGCACAACAGTTGTACTGTCTGTTCATTGAACCTGCTGTTCCTCTAAATGTCATATCAGCGCCATAACTTGCTTGGTTACATGCGTTTGCCTGCCATGAACTGTTGTATAATCCTCTGTTACACTGAACGTTACCAATGTGACAGTTATAACAGTTTGATGATTTATCCCAAACTGTAGGGCCGCCCATGCCGCCTGTTACACAGAAATTACTTAATCCTGTACCGTTAACATAACTTCTACAACCATGACGATTGTTTACGTTACATCTACAGCAACAACTACACGCTGAAGATCCAGCAGCACAGATTGTGTACTGACTACCATCGCCAAATCCGTGAACTGATTTCTGTAATGTTTTTACAGCATAGTTTCCGCCTTGTCCGCCAATTCCGTTATCATAGTCACCACCTGATGATCCACCTGGTCCGCCACCTGATAAAATTTCAAATTTGATTGATGTAGTTCCGTTTGGAACAGTCCATAGGCAACATCTGCCTCCGTTACATGGTGTCCACCAATCTCCGTCATATACATAAAATTCGTAACCTTCAGCAATTTTACACTGGTGCTGTCCGTTACAATAAATAATACCCTTACTTGATAATTGTACAGCCATTACTGTTGTCCTCCTTTTATTGTATCTATTTCTTGTTTAAGTGTTTTGATAGATTCTATTAACAGTGGAATTAAACTATCATAACTTATAGCAAGATAACCATCTTCTCTTTCTACTACTGCCGATGGAAGAACTTCTTGGACTTCTTGAGCTATAACTCCTACATCACGTTTCGTTCTTTCTGGATACATTTCTTGTGCAATACTATTCCAGTTATATTCATATCCTGATAATTTTGTTAATTTTTCTAAACTGTTATCAATTTTGACAATATCTTCTTTTAATCTTTTGTCTGAAGATGCATATGCTAATATATCTGCACCTGCATATATAGCGCCACTTACACCAATACCGCCAGTTACAACTAGTGTACCTGTAGTAATTGATGTAGAAGCAGTATTTCCACCTAATGACATAGTTCCTGTACTAGGTTGAAACGATAATTTTGTAGTTGAAACTTTTGTTTCTGTCAAAAACCCTGTAGCAGATTGTGTTGAAATTACTGGGTAGTAAGTTGCTGCATCTCCTGTTTCATCAGCATGTGCTGGACCTGCTGCTTGCCATGATAGCACTCCTGCACCGTTTGTTACTAGTGCATAACCTGTTGAAACTGCTTCTGCGGCTGGCAATGTCCATATTACATCACTTGCAATAGTTGCAGGTGCTTTGAATCCAACGTAATTACTATCGTCACTGTCACCAAATCTTAAATCTGCTTGTAATCCTAAATGTGTATTACCCTGGATGTTTGTTCTACCAGAACCTTGTGGATCAATAGTGATATCAAGATTTTCAGCAGCACTAATCGTAGTGTTAGTAATGTTGATACCACCTAGTGCACCACCGACTTCACCTGTTGTAATTTTTCTTGCCATTATACTTTCCTTTTAATTACGCCGTAACTGTTGATGTTTCAATGCCCATTGCTACAGCACTAACACCTACACCTGAAGCGTAAACCTTAATTATTTTACCAGCATCTAATACTATACCCGTTCTTTCCAACACACCTTTTGGTGCTAAGACTACATCATATTCAATGAATTCGTCGTTGCCAGGCGTTCCTGGTGCAGCCACTGTAGTAACCGCTACTCTTAAAGTAATGTTACCAGTTGTCCTGTTAACCATACTTATACTAGCGACGCTAAAAGTGTCTGCAGGGCATACATACAAGTTTTCGTATGTAGTTGCTGCTACGTCTAAAGTTCCTAATCTTCCTGTTGCCATTTTATTTCTTCTCCACTGTTATTTATGTTAAGAAGTAGTTAAATGCTATCGGAAGACCGACAACACCACTTCTAAAGTCAAATGTTGCATTCATCTTAATTGATTGACCAGTTGTAGTACTTATCGTATTATTTTGGATAGTAATAAAACCAGCAGTTACACTGTTAACGTTAAGTGCAGCACCACCGCCACCAATTTGTGAACTAATATATGCTTTAATAGCTCTTTGTGTTGGTACAATGTTATCTGAATTAGCACTAAAGAATACATCTGTACTAAATTCAGTAACACTAGCACTATTTCCGCCTAGTGTAACCTCTCCAAGTGTAAGTTCTTGTAGTCCTGAAATATTAAATGCATCAGCATTCAATGTTGCAACACCAGTTGACTGTTCAATTGTAAACAGGTCACCAACTCTGAAGTTACCATCTTGGTCTGTTGATGTAAAGAACACTCTACCACCATTATTATCCTGGGTTTCATTTGCTTGATTTGGCAACTTACTTGGAGTATTTGGATAGTTTGTAGATGCAAATCCTCCAGTACCAATATCTAAGAAATCATGTCCTGTCAATCTAACTTGTGAATATCTAATTCTAGTTTCAACACTCGTACCGTCCGGTGGAGTATCAAATACTGTCATGTCCGGAGCAACTTGTAAGAATGCTGTTTGTGCACCATCGTTTTCGCCTAACAGTGTTAAAACTTGTACTAGTTTAAATGTTCTCTCCGGTAAGTGTCCAAACACAACGTTAGAACCTACTGCCGGAACTTTTGATAATCTTCTTACCGCTATAAATGATCCGCTTTGGAAGATATCTGCAAATCCATCTCCGCTATTTAGATCAGCACTTGCTGTAACATATCCTGTGCCTCTGTTTTTAAAGGACGGCTGCGCTAGTGCTCCTTTACCAATTCTAACTTCTGTTGGAGCCTCAAATGTATTATTAGGATCTGTTATAGTTACTGTTGGTGCAGTAGCATACCCTGAACCAGGTTCTGTAATTCTAATTGCAAATATTTTTTCAGTTGCAACAAATGCTCTACCTTGTGCTCTTGTACCTTCTTTAATTTGTATAGCACCGTTTCCTGATCCTTGTCTAGCACCTACAAACATTCCTACTTGATTTGGATTACCAAACGCTGTAGCAACTAGTCCGTTTGATTCTGCTTGTGTTCTTGCTACCCATACAGTACCATCTGTTGATGTTGCGTAGTTTGCACCATCACTTACTGCTACAAATGTTCCTTGTCCATATTCAATATGTGACCATCCTGCAGTTGATGGTAATGTGCTTGCAGTCCATGTTTTTCCACCATCAATACTGTAAGCGGCTACTGTACCGTTAGTTGCCGATACTGCAACAAATCTGTTGTTACCATATGCAACACTACTCCAGTTTGAAGTTGCTGGTAAAGTAACAGCAGTCCAAGTTGCGCCTTTATCAACTGACCACGCTGCTTTGTTTGTTCCTGAAGCAAGTACTACCCAATATCCGCCACCGTATGCAACACTATCCCAAGTTGCTGTACTTGGAAGAGCAGCACCAGTAGCACTCCAAGAAACACCACCATTTTCAGAAATTGCTGCTTCTGTTGAGCCTGATTTTACTGCTATCCAACAGTTAGCACCATAACCAACTGCATTCCAACTTCCTGTGCTAGGTAAGTTTCCTCCTGCTGTCCAAGTTGCGCCGCCATCAGCACTAAATGCTGTGTCGTCAACACCTGTGCCACCTGCAATAGCAATTACTCTTTCATCATTTTCAGTTGCTTTACCTGCAATAGTTGTAAATGTTCCTGCACCTGTTGCTTCAAAAATTGTTCCTGGTAAAATTGCACTTGCACCTATTGAGAACCAAGGAGTATCTCCAGGTTCTGTAATAGTATATGCTCTGCCAGTTACAAAATTTGTTGCTTCAATTTCTTTGTTCATTCTACCGCCAGCAAGTGCTGTCCAAGTAGTTGAAGCAGGAAGTGTTCCGCCTGTTGTCCATGTTTGGCCGTCTGCGGAAGTATTTGTTCCGTTTCCAGTTGCGCTTGGTAAAGCAATAAACTTACCACCGTTTGATTTACCTGTTTTGTCAAATTCTAGTATAGCACCAGTGCTACTATTTACAGATGTAATTGTAAGCACTATATCGTTTGCTGTTGATGCTCCACCAACTGCTGTTCCTAAAATAGTAACCGTATCTAATCTTGCGTAACCAGTACCACCTGTTTTTAAAACTACTTCATACTTTGTACCTTTCTTGAAAACATCAAACGTTGCACTTATACCTGATCCTGTAGTAGAATTTTGTGCTGTATCGATGTAATTTTCAAAAATGTTTTGGTAGTGTACGTCAGCCCAAGTAGTTGAAGCAGCAAATGTTCTTGCTGTTTGGCTTCTTGGAGGTGCACTAAATGTAATGTTTGGTTGTATTACATATGTAGTTGATGCATCCGGTGCTGAAATTGTAGTACCTGGAATTTCATGATCCCAACCTGCTGTACCTGTAGAAGGTTTTGTTACTGTAGCAACTTTTGTTCCTGAGTTGTAAGTATCAATTATACCTATTTGTCCAACTCCATTACCACCGTTTAGGTAAACTCTCATACCAATGTATGCTGTACTTGTTTGACTGTCTGTTGCAGCAATGGTAATCTGTGTAGTTGTACCACCTTGTGCAGTGTTTGCTGATTGTATGTAACCAAATCCACCGAAGTTACCTGCGGCTTCTGGTGCATTTGTTGAATCGTCTACATTATCAAGCAGTCTTACATTGAATACTGCATCATCTCTAATTTCTTTATCTAGTTCTGAAGACGCATCAGATCCAGCACCAAATAGTCCCATATCTGCTTCTGTATATTCTGAACCAGCATTATTATATTCTAGTGTGAAAATTTTATCTGCACCGTCTGTAGTTACTGATCCTACTGTTGCTTCGAATTGAAGTCTGTTGTCTACTATAGATGTTCCTGTAGTTTCTGTGCTATCAAATCCTTCTGCTACTGATCCAAAGTCACCGTAAGAATTGTTACCGTTAGTTCCTCTAATTCTTCCACCTTCAGTTGACAGGTATCCAATGTGTGAGTAGTAAGTAAACACTGATACAAGCTCTGCTCTACCATTGTTTGCTACCCAAGCACCAATACCGTCGGAAATTACCTGTGTAAAGTCGTTGGATACTATTGAATCATTACCACCATTGTGTAATGCTCCGTCAATTTTTTGTCCTATGGCTGCGTTACCAAATGTTGTAACGTTTTGTACATAAGGTGAACGTGCAATAATCCATCCTCTAAAATCGTCTGGACCCCAACCTGGATCAAGTGATGCATATGCACCCGCTGACACTCTTGATGTTCCATATTCGTTTGGTGGTGTAAGGTCGCCTCTTAATCCATCTAGTGTTTGATTTCTTACACCAGTTCCGTTTCTTAAGTAATAGAAATCTTCTTCTTGTGATCCTGTAACTGCATTTGCATAGTATCTTGCAGCATATCTTGACTTGTAGTTTGAAGTCCACTGAAGATCCCATTTGAGTGCATCTATATAAGTATCAACATCTCTTGCACAAGCAGTTTCATCGTACAACATTTCAACATTTGCACTTCCTGTTGCAGTTGTTAATGTTAATGCACTCGCTGCATAACGTGAAGTTGCAATTTTGAACTGTGTTGAACTAACAACATCATAAACATAGTATGTTGTACCTGCAACAATATTTCCAAAGGTTGTACCTGTGAATTTAATTGCTGCATTTCTTTTCAACCAACTTGTATCACTAATAGTAACAACATCTGTTGTAATAGTTGTATTTGTTGCAGTGTCACTGAATGCATCGTCTATGTATGCAGCAACTTCTGCTTTAATAAATGCTCTATTTTCTTCAAGTTTTAATCTAGCATAGTCTCTGTTTCTAATATCAGTTGCAC